CGTTTGGCGATCATGTCGAAACAAACTGGTATCAATTCCAGAAGCCGAGTAAGCAAATCGATTTTAGTATTCACGTCTTCAGTCAGAAAGCGACCTATCAGGAAGCCATGAACATTATCGATGTGATCTGTAGCATCATCGAGAGCCAAACCTTGAGCCTGACAGGAGGAAATTTCACTAATGCGCAAAATGGGGTGATGTTCCTCACAGCGACGAAAGTGCCCGAAGCCGATGGAACCACACGCCATATCGAGGCTCGGTGGCACATCTGGAATAATGCGAATTAAGGAGGGCAATCCTGATGGCTTCAGTGCAAACAGGTGATTCTAAGGGAAGGGACTTTACTGCCGAGGAACTTGTTGGGATGCGAATTAGAATCGTCGGGCCTGTCCCGAAACATGGGGCACCTCCTGTTGGGTATGTGATGATGGTCCTCGCTGACGATGAGATGATTAACAACGTGAGCAAGATTGTTCTGACCATAGAGCCTAACAACATCGTTGAGGCAAAGTTGACGCTCTATCGTGGGGAGACGGCTGAGAATGAATCAAGAACTGAAGAGATAACATTGCGGAATGATATCGAGGTATCATTCTCAGCATTCGTCTCAGAGGTGCAATGATGGGCACAAGAGTCATGATCACCATCGAAGGCTTGGACACGGTGCTCAATCGCCTTACCGAGATCGAAGAGAAGGCGGGCGAGAACCTGATCAAGCAGACGGCGAAACTCGCAAAGGATACCGAAGCCGCGTGGAAAGCAGCCACACCGCGCAAGACAGGGCGATTGCAAGAGGGGGATCGTGCAGAAGTAGGCGGGCTGTCCTTCACGCTGCGCAATAGCGTGTATTACTATCCATTTGTTAGTGAGGGCCACATGACGAGGCGTGGGCATATGACGAGGCGTGGATATGTAGCGGCAAAACACCGGAGACGTGTTGAAGGGAAACAGATCACCGAGAAGGCTATTCAATTCATTGAACAAAATATTCGCGAATATCTCTCAAAGTTCCTGGATGGTGTGTGAACATGGTAGCCAACACAAGCATGCAGTATAATGGAGCGAGCACACAGATAGAGCGTATACCGCTCCGATGTCCGCTCACAGGCAAGATGATGATACGCGTGAGTCGTACTGGTGACTGGCCTGCTGAGTTACGGCAGTGGGTTTGGTGTCGTGGCTGTCATACAGAGCATGAAATTGGAAGAGAGTACATTGAGGAAGCGAGGACGCATAATGCTCATGAAAAATGAATGGCAGGCGATCATCCAGCAGTGGTTTCAGAGGGATGAGTCACCGTACCGAGAGATACGACAGATTGTCACGCAAGACTTGAAGCACTCTCTTGAAGACGTGCAAGAAATAAGATTCAAGAATGAGACGATGCCTGTCTCGTCAAATGGTCACTGGGTATGCCGTGAACTGACTGGACGGAAATGGATCACCCTGACCTTTGCTGAAGGAGACCAGTTCACGTTTGTACACGACCGTGAAGGTGTGCGGATTGCGCCCAATCCCGACGATCCTGTTTTGATCATAGGAAAGCTTTATTAAGAACAAGCTAACAATCGAATAACCAACCGGAGCCCTAGAGGCCATACAACGAACAACCGTTCGAGGTATGGCCTCTTCTTCTGTGCCATACCTCCTCGACAGGAGGAAAGCAAAATGGCTGCACTGGCTGGCATAGGCGCAAGTTGCACAGAGGCAAGCACGGCCTTTACAGATGCATCAAAGTGGACATTATCGTTAAAAGGTGCAACAAAGGATGTGACCCCATTTGGTGCTAGTGGCAACTGGGCTATCAACTTGGCAACCATCAAATCATGGACCGCGAAGATCACCGCGTTTATTGATACCGCTGATACGGCACAGACCAACCTCTACGCCTTATTGAATTCGTCGCTGTCGATCACGCTCACTATTCAGTCCACGCCTCACGCATTCACAGGAACTGCGATCTTGACCGGGATTGATCCAAATGTCGATGTCCAGAATGCGCAAACGGTGGATTTCAGTTTCACCGGTACTGGGGCATGCGTGTACTCGTAAAATGTAGTAGTGGACACGAGGTATATATAATGAGTGCGATTGCAGGAATAAGTGGAGATGTCTGGCTCTCCACGTCGCCACCAACGGCGCTCGGTTCACCTGAGATCTTCATAGACCAGGGCGACCAGATTCACTATTGGTTTAATTCGACTGGACCCCAGAAGGACGCGGTGTCGAATTCCAGCAATGCCTCTGCAAGCTCCCTCACCTGGAGCCATACCGTTACGAATGCGCAGAGTAATCTGATCCTGCTCGTCGCGGTTTCAGTCGGTTCCAGTGCCACTTGTAGCGGCGTGACCTATAACGGCGTGGCACTCACGTCGTTGACTAGCAAGACGCAGGGCACGCAGACGGTCTACCTCTTCTACAAGGTCGGTCCCGCAACTGGTGTGAATAACATTGTAGCTTCTTTGAGTGGTGCAGCTCCGGTGATTGGGCTGGCTACAAGTTACTACAACGTGGCACAAACGAGCACCTTTGGAACAGCGGCCAGTAACTCAGGCACAAGCGGCAACAGTAGTAACACGGTGACAACGACCGTCAACACTCAACTTGTGCTCGATATCAACTATGCGAATGGTACGTCAAGCGCTCCAGGTCTTACGCAAACCATCGAGACGAGCAATACCGCAGTTGCTCCTTTCTACTTTGCTGATAGAGGAGCCGTTGGAACAAACCTTGCTCAAGCCTGGACCAATGCTGGTAGCCCAACCATCTGGGTTGAGGTTGGTGTAGCGATGAATGGCGCGGCAGGTGCAGGCTCCAATCATCAGGCATGGGACCCGTCGCAGACGTTCACCGTGCAGACCTCGCCCAATGGCACTGGCTCATGGACGACTGATGCCAGTGGCGATTATACCGTGAACTGGCCGGTCGGTGAAATTGTCTTCACCTCAGCACGCACCGTTGGCACGAACAACTATGTACGCGTCTCAGCAGGCAGCTATTTCACGCTCTCTGCACTATCCGGGGCACATGCCTGGAAGATGAGCGGGAAAGGTATGACCAAAGATGTCACACCGTTCCAAGCGGCAGGCGGTTGGGCGGTCAATCTTGGGATTACCAAGTCAATGACATGCTCCGTGGACTGCTATAGCCAGGATGCACGCGTCTTGAACGAAATGATTACTACAGGCGGGGGCACTGTTATCAACATTTCAGGTGGAATTATCTTGTGTCAACTCTGGTGGAATGAGTCTGGTGGTGATCGATACCAGTTTTACGGACTGCCGACAGGAATCACCCAAACCGTCGTCGCGCAAGATGTCGATAAACAAGCGGTCACTTTTATTGCAAGCGGACCAATCTATCAGATCACATCAAATACATTCTCTACGACAACAGTCGTACTGATGTAAATAGAAAGCAAACCTATGGCAGAGACAGCAGAACTTGATACAACGCAGGAAACAGCATCAACGAACGGTCATGACGACACGTGGAAGATGTTCGACACTGATGCGGCTCTGTTCCAACACATCACCTCAAAAGAGCCTGCCGAGGAAGTGATCGAGGTCCCAGAGTGGGGCGTCAAGATCTTGTGCAAGGCATTGGATGCTGAGAGTCGTATCGAGGTGGAAACGCTCGCATTTAACAAGCTAACGAAGGCGATTAATTATAAGAAGGTGTTGCCAGAAGTAGTGATCTACGGATGCTATAACCCGCAAACCGGCAATCGCGCTTTTTCCGATGGACATTTGAGCACATTGAAAGATCCACGACACGGTGGAGCCGTCGTGCGCCTGGCTTTTACGATTCTGCGCCTCTCTGGCATGCTGTCTGCCGACGTGGAGAACGCGAAAAAAAACTAGAGTCTCGCCCGAATCTCTACAACGTCTATCGCCTCACAGAGCGGCTTGGCTACCAGCATGTGAGCGATTTCTTACAAGGTCAGACCAGTGGAGAGTTAGCGGGATGGATCGCCTACTTGCTCGTAGACGATGAAGTACAAACGCAGCGAACAACCATTGCCATGCTCAAAGCGCTGATTAAGGCAGGAACGATCCATCCAGCAAAACCTGTAGAGGAGGATGAGCCGGTCATTGATACGACGAATCCAGCGTTCGCGAAAAACTTTCAGGGATTCATCAATGCGCCAGGATAGAGATAAAACCAGACGAGAAAGGAGGTGATTGACATACCGGATGCAGGCGAAATTAAGGCGAAAATAACAATAGAATACGATCCATCAGGGGTTGAGGCGGCAAAGAAAGACCTTGCCAGCCTTGCCGATATCGGAGGTGGTGCCGGTGACAGCCTGAGCAGTGCGGGTGATGAGCTTGCAAACTTTGGAGACAAGGCTGCGAAGGGGGCGGAGGGCGCTCAGACATTTAACGCTGCTCTCTCTGAACTCCCAAAGATGGCTGAGAGTGGCACAGAATCCATTGCGAGCATGAATGATGCGCTCTCCGAGAGTCCGAAAGCCTTCGAGGATACAGGTACGGCGGCTGAAGAGACAGCATCCAAATTACAAAAAGTCGCACAGCCGATGCAAGTACTTACTGAGCACGCTCAAACAATGGCAGACCGGGTAAGTGCAGCCGCAGATAATATGTCTGTCTTCCAGAATGCGCTTGATGACCCTTTTCCATTCCAGATGATCAACAGTCATTTGAGCGAAAGCGGACAATCCTGGAATGATTTCACCTCATCCATCGGCAATGAGAACACAGCCTTGCTTGAGGGTATGGGGCATACGGGGATGAGTGCCGAAGGGTTGCTCGGCCAAATGAGCGGAAGTTTCCAAAGTGCAGGGAAAAGTATCTCAGATTCTATTAATTGGGACACCGTAGGGCCTCCAACCGATTTCGCTGCCGAGTGGAGCAAAGTCGGTGACACATTGGTTCAAACAGGACACGCCGCTGAAGGTGCTGGTAGCGCTATAGGGAAAGCAGGAAAAGCATCGAGTGCATGGTGGTCTGGAGAAGCGGAGTCAGTATTCGGTGGTGGTGGCGTTATGGGTATCCTCAATGATCTTATGATGCCCATGATGGCTGCACAGATGATCGGTATGGCAGTTGGCGCGGTAGGACAGGGAATTTATAATGCCGCAGTGATCGCTGAAGGCCCAGGCGCTCATGGGATAGGAACGTTTACCGGGGCCATCGATACCATGACCGCATCGGCTGGTAAAGCAGGGCAGTCATTCTCAGAAAATTTTGGACAAGGGGTGCTCCCCGCTCTGAATGCGGCAAACAGTGTCGCTGCACAAGGAAAGGCTGGGTTTGATTTCTGGGGGAACTTAGGGGAAGGACTCGGCATGCAATTAGGGATAGTTACCGATCTTGCACAGGTTGCAGGCGGGGCTATCCTGAGCGCGTTTACTGTTGATGGTGCTGGTCAGGGTATGCTTGACGCTGGTTCTCACGGACTCGCCAATTATTGGGCGAATTGGACGGGGCAAGCACAGCCGTATCCAGGTCCCACACCGCCAGATCAGATGCAAATTGCGTATCAGCAACAAATGGCAAATATGCCACGAACGGTGGAAGGCCAAACCATGACGATGAAGACGCAAGCGGGCACACTGCTTGCGGATTCAGTTACCCCTGCCTATCTCCAAGCGCAGGATGAGTTATCCGCCTCGCAAGCGATTTATCAGCGCGTACAGGCATCCTACAATGCTTCACACCCTATTAACCAGCAACGCATGCTACAAGAGGCTCAATACCAGGAATATGCAGCACAACAGAACGCTCTCTATCAAAATTACACGGGACAAGGGCCAGGCGCAGGCGCTGCGGGACAATCCTCTCCACTGGACTTTTTGACGGGCATGGGGCCAGCCTCAGTAGCAGGGTTGCAGGGGCAAGGTGGTCAAACGTATGGGGACATGATTGGGCAAGGGATAAAGGACTTTTTCGGCGGCACTGGCTTTGGTGGAGAAGTCATGCAGTTTCTTACTGGTGCAGGACCTGCAAATACAGCAGGTGGGCAAACGTATGGTCAGGCTATTGGTGGTGGCATTGGTAGCTTTTTCGGCGGCATGGGTGCAGGCATCGGAGGTTTCTTTGGTGGGCTAGGGCAGGATTTCAATAATCTCATTGGTGCTGGCGGCGCTACTCCACCTACCACGTCTATGGGTTGTTTCCCATCTGGCACGCTCGTACTGATGGCTGATAACAGCGAACGAGCCATTGAGTCACTTGAGATCGGGGACCGGGTGAAATCTCATGACGGACCCACGCCTGTTCTTGCCCTGCTCAAACCACCGCCACGGATCGTCTATGAGTTGACCTTCGATGATGGCAATAGATTACTACTGACCGCTTCGCATCCGATAGCCACTGAGCGAGGATGGAAGTCACTTTCGCCCAGACTGAGTAGGAAGGAGAATCCTGCTCTCGAAGTCGCAACGCTTCAAGTAGGCGATAGTGTCCACACCTCTGATGGTACCGCGTGCAAACTCTTGGACATAAAGGCACGTAGCGTTGCACAAGTGTATAACATCACTGTTGCGGAACCTCATACCTTTTACGCAAACAAGATCCTTGTGCACAACAAAATGGGCGCAATGGCAAGCGACGGCACAGGGAGCGAGAACGTCAGTCTTTCGCATACCTTCACCGCTACCGTCAATTGGGCTGCAACCGGACTAGAGAAACAGTTTACCGCCGCGGCACAGTGGGCGGAGCAAAATCTTGTTCATACCGCAGTAGCAGCGGCTCAATGGGCGGAACAAAATCTTACTCATATGGCGGTTGCCGCTGCTCAGTGGGCAGAGCAGAACCTTACCCACTCAGCTACGGCGGCCGCTGAGTGGGCAGAGCAGAACCTTATCCACCCGGCAATAGCAGCGGTACAGTGGGCAGAGCAAGGGCTTGAGCATGATGCGGTAGCGGTTGCTAACTGGGCAGAGCAAGGATTAGAGCACTTGTTCACCGGAAAGGCCAGTTGGATTGGTCAAGACCTCAACCATATGTTTACAGCGGTGGCCCAGTGGACTGCACAAAATCTGACCCCCTCATTCACGGTGAATCCAAGCGTCACCATGCTTGCGGAAGGCACGTCCAACTTCCCAGGTGGCCCCGCAATCGTCGGAGAGGCAGGAACAGAGGTTGTATCACATAACGGGCAATACTCGCTTTTCGATCAAGGGGCAGCGCTGGTCAATCTTCCCTCTGGAGCGAATGTGTATCCGATGCAAGATCTGAGCTATTCTCCAACCGCGCCGGTACAGTTTGCCGAAGGAACAGGCGGCCCTGTCATCCCCGTCTCACTTGGTATGAGCGGCAGGGGTGCGAGTATGCCAGAGTCCGTCAATGTCATTGTCAATCTGGACAGTCAGACATTCCTCTCCGCAATGGGCGCACCATTCGCGCAAACTATACGGGTAGGTATGGGCATGAGAAGCTTTTAGTTAGAAGGAGTAACACTATGGGGGCTGCAACTTGCCAAGCGCAGCTAGGGACCGGAGCTAGTGTGTCATGGGCTAATGCGGAAACAGGGATTGTTTTTAACCTCGTGGATACCCAGACTGGTACGACGCCAGTAGCCATACCAACTGCCACAGGAACCGTGTTCTCGTGGATCAAGAACCTCGTCATTGCCGTAACCGTTACCGGCACCACCGCAATAACCAACAGAACCATTAAGATGTCAACGACGACGGCAACAGGACTTGCACTCTGGTACAAAGCCGTTGCCGTCGCATCGTATGTACAAGCAGCAAGTGGCAATAGGCCCTCGTCCTCAGGCTCGAACGGTGCCACACCAGCTGGATATACGTCCATGACGACCAGCGCTGTGCAGTATGACAATACGAGCGTGGCAACGAGCGGATCAGGCCCCAACGGGTCAATGGCGGTATGTGTGCTTGGTGTAGACAATTTATACGTAGGAGGAGCAGGTTCTGCCATTGCACTACCTTCAATCGTGTTGAGCTACGATGAAGCTTAACGATTATTTATATAATATTAATAGTACATAAGGATAAAAAACACGCAAGAAGATATCTATACTCTAGGATTCAACGCTGGGCAACCATCGGCACAAAAGGATGCGTATACGTGGTGTGCGATCTATAATGACGACCGCACAGTCATCTATGAGAACGATGAAAATAGCTTTGCCGATGTTCATCCGTCACGTGTCCAGACGCTTCTGCTCTTGCCCATACCGGGTACAGAGGGAGAAGCACAGCGCATGGATATTCCGTCTGACGCTACTCCTGTATTCTTCAGGCGGCGAAGTATGACGCTCAATCTCGAAACTTCCGAGGAAACACACAAGACAGCCCATTGCATCGGGTGGAAACGTGGTGATGAGGCCATCTATCTCTTCGTGCTCTCAGATGGCTCAACGCTCTTAACAGACAATTTACAGGCAATTTAGAACAGAGGTACACATATGGGATTGGTTGAGGAAATACTCGGATACACATTACAGGAACTTGCAATATCCTTCTGGGCGGTAAAGCTGACGAATGGTGAGTGGGTATGCAATGCAAACAATATCTTTGATGAAGGTAAAAATTGCTATCGATTCATGAATTGGGAGAATGACATCATTGCCAATGGTGAACATAAGAACATCACAGAACTATGGTTGTTTTGTCCACCGTCGAGAGCGTTGCCTGACGGTGCAACGGCTCACATGCTTATCACGCGACCGTGTACCGCATTCCAGGTGAAGAGAGGCAGAGGCAAGGAACAGAAACACATCATTGGAAGGAGAGACGATGACCAGGGGCATTGTACTTGCTTTATTTGGGACTCGGCACAGGGGAGCCTGACAGCAGAGACGACCACACTTGATCATCTAGGAGTAACTTTATAAAGTGACCGTTCTGTATGGTAGTAACGTCGCCGATGGCACATTAACCACCGCCTGTAAGATGTCCACGACGACAGGTGGGACAGAGACATCGAATACGAGCACCTTTGTCAGTACCGCGCTTACCTTTGCCGAAGTGCTGAGCAAAGGTGGTGCGAGTGCGCCAATTGCTGCCATACCAGCCCCAACGGGCAACGGCTGGATCTATTTTCCTGGTGTTGCTGGTTCCTTTGCGGCAGGCAATTGGAGCGCGGCTCATACCCATTCATGTGTGTCGCATGGTACTGATACCACCATTCGCTTCTATAAATATAGCAGTGGCACCTATACCTCTATCGGCAGCATTGTTGCGACTCAAACGGTTACTACCAAAACCACTTATACTCATGCGGCAACCGCAATGGGGGCTGTCACACTTGGTGCGAGTGATGGTATCTATGTAGACCTCTGGTGGCATGATAACGGCGCGAACGTCGGTGGTGACAATCCGACGAACTTCATTTCTAACTCTGGCACAGCGGGTGTCACCAATGACATGATGGTGACGACGAGCACATGGACGGTGTCTGGCTCTACTGTCTCGCGCACCGTCCCTGCTACCGCTGCATTGCTCTCGACTACTAGCCACGTTGTCCCTGATACTGCCGCTCTGCAATCGGTACAGAATCCAAGAATTGTCCCAACAAATGCGGCATTCCAATCGTTGGGGCTTGGACGAAACGTTCCTGCTAACGCGTCCATTGCCAACAACAAGAGTAGGATCGTGACCGCAACAGTGGCCCTCGACCAGCCGAGTAGCAGGAACGTCGCTGCATCTGCCTCCCTCACAAGCTTGGGCTTATTTCGCTCCGTGCCTACATCTGTATCGCTCATCGTAAACAATAGCCGTACCATCCCGGCAACGGTAGCACTCACGTCGCCCGCCGTATTCTATGCCTCCAACGTTGCACAGGCACTAGGAGGCTTAACACAATCCGATCAGATGTCAGAAGTGCTGGGAGGCGTAGAAACCAGTGTAACAGTCACCATGCCAGCCAGCTCGCTCAATACCTATGTCGAACTCCTGGCGCAAGGTGGCACCGCAACAGGGACGCCCGTTCTACCCTCTCCAACCGGTAAAGGCTGGTCTATCGCGCTCAGCGGAAACACGATCTTATCCGGGTACTGGTCAGGTGCGTTCACGCTCGCGAAGAGTGGATCTAGCATGAGCGGGGCATCGCTCTATGTACGCTGGTACAGGCGCACGATGGATGGCACCTACTACTCTATCGCTGCATCATCACTCATCGGCCAAACATTCTCAACCACAAAAACGACATTTACAACCCCGTCCGTTTTCGCGGCACTCTGGGAATTCGTGGCGGGCGATACCTTATATATGGATGCGTTTGTTGCCAATGGGGCGTCGTCGTGGGCCAGCGCGGTCTTTACCAACTACGTCTCCAATAGTGCCAGTTTGGGCGTCTACAACGATGGTATGACCATTGCGCCTATGCTCATCGCTACACCTGCTGAGCTTGCCTGTTACATCAGTGCTGACAGTTTTCAAACTGGTGCTACTCTCCCTGTGCGCGATCAATCTTTTGTGTTGGCAGACGCTATTGATCAACGCTCCATTGTCACGCTCACTGGTGAGGATGTAGCGGGTACGCTCTCCTATCAGCGCGGCTCTCCGATGATCCTGTCAGACCATGACCAGGGGCGACTCTATACTGGCTATGTCAATTCCGATAAGGTATCCAAGCCAGCAGCCGGGAACAGCAACGCGCAACTCGAACATATGTTGACGTTCATGGACCCGCATTATTTGGTAGATAAAAGAGCGAACACCACCGACTATCTCAACTGGTCAGCAGGCGACATGGTGTGCGACTTCATCCAGTCCACATTGTCACAGGAGGGCATCACCGGACAATTCGCGCTGGAGAGTGACTACATGCCCGCAACGTTCGGACAGGGCACGCTCACCAATACCGTTGCAACGACCACAACGACGCCCTTCACCTATGCGCCAAATACAGCAACTCCTCCCATCACATCAAACACAGGTGACCTGGAGCTTGTCCGAGCAGGGACACAATTCACGCTGACTGAAGATCTCACTGCTGACTTTGCCAGTGGCACGCTCACGAACATGGTGGCAAGCAATAATCAGTTGTCACCTTCCACGCAGAGCGCGATCAAAGTGACGGCTCTCTACTCACCAGTGGCAGGAACGAATAATGCACCTGCCACCGAAGCGGCAGGCATACAAACGGATTCGGAGCTTATCGCCAATCTTGTACGCGCGAGCATATGGACGGGTAGCATGACGGTCGGGGTGAGTGACACGCTCAATTATGGCATCTGGATCAGTAGCACGTCTCCCGCATTCCAAGCCGGGGTTGACATCCTGTTCAGCGATGGCTCACACATGACTGATATTTATGGCACGCTGGACACCACCACAGATCTCGGATTGTTTGACTCCAATGGGGTTTCGGTGGATCTCCTACAAGATTTATCAGCGTATGCCAAAGATGTCTGGTACACGCGAACTATCACATTGACTGGCCTCAATGGGAAGACCATCAACGAAATCGATGTCTATCTTGCAGGTTCAAGCAGTGGAACCTACACCTTTTTTGTCAAGAATTGCTATTTGGGATCGCAATCAGGAAGCCCATTCTTCAGTACCACGGCAACGACAATAGAAGATGCCACGAAGATTGCTACGCTTGGGGCCTATCTCATAGGCACGATCAACAGGTCAGTAGTCACTGTCTACAATCCACTGTCCAGCAATCGTGTGTCGGGCGCTCATAGCATCAGTAGCGTAGGGCTGGTACAAAACTCCTCGATCACGTGGACGGCCAGCCTGCCCGCTTCTGGCACCTCACCAACTGCTTACCCACCAGGAACGTCAGGGGCTAGTACGACATCAACTGGTGGCGCATCCTCAATGGTCATGCTAGTGTCCTACGACGGCAACGCGTGGCTTCAGTGCCAGAATAGTCAAGCCCTTCCAGGGTTGCCGCCCGGCGCAAACGTGAGCGGGTTATCGCTGTATTTGCGAGAACAATTTCAAGCGGGCAGTGATCCAACCGCTATACCAGCACTGCTGAATGTGCAGGTTACCATCAACAGTGCAGCCAACCAGACAGTGAGCGATATTGTCGCCACCTACGGGACATCCACTCAATGGAATACCGGAACACAGGTGTTGACGAATCCAAATGCAAATGGAAACTTGACGATTGGCGGGAGCGCCAACCCGCTCACACAAGGATGGAGTAGCAGTGCTATTCTCGCTCAGCAGACGCTTTTGCCGGGCACGTTCAATAGCGGAACACAATCTGTATCAGGTGGCGCATTTCTTCTGACCACAGGGGCCAATAGTGGCGGCTCATGGTGCCAATCTCGCTTTGATTTTGCAGGTTACTTTCAGAATGGCACGATTGAGGCTGATGTCAAAGTGAGCACAATAGGCGTATATACCGAATGCGGTATCGAATATAGGCAAACTGGATGGGGCAACGCCAACAACAACATGTCCTACTACGTTGCTATCAACCAGGGCGGCGCTGTTTTCTTAGGCTTTGGGTCAAATAGCTTTTCTAATACAGGTGGAACCTTCACCACCATCAAAAGCGTTTCGCAAACCATTGCAGCGAATACCTACTATCATCTCAAGGTGGTTGTACAGGGAAACAGGCATACTGTCTATTTCAACCACGCAGGGACGCCCACGATAGATGTCATTGACAATACCTATACATCGGCGGGTCAAGTCGGCTTTCGCGCCTATATCAATGCTAGTTCATCCTTTACGGCAAGCATCGACAACTTCTCGATGATCACGACCACCAGTGGCACCTGGACAAGCCCGTCAACCTCGCTCTCTGCACTTGGCACCTGTGGCTATAGTCAAGTCTGTTGGACAGATTTAGACAGCAGAGGGCAGGTAGAGCAGACCACCACAGTACTTGCCACCATCGATGGTGGTACGACCTGGCAACAGTGCACCAACGGCGCGGAGATTCCACAACTGCCGAGAGGAACGAGCGTATCAGGCGTGTCTATCCAGTTCCAGGCTATCCTTTTCAGCGGCACGCCGCCTATCTCTACGCCTATCCTGATGGGCCTCTACATGCGTTGCTGTGGCAATTATGGGACGGTCACTGGCACGCGCATCAGCCCCGCACTCAATCTCAGCCCGGTTGGTTACATCGGCAGCAGTAATGTGTTCTGGAACGCCAACATTCCCACCAGCACGACGCTTGCAGTGGCAACCACACAAGATCTCTCGACATATCACACCGTTGGCAGCAACGGCGCTGGTGAAGCGTTGCCATATTGGGCCAATCAGGTAGCAGCCACACAGGATCTGTTCAATACGAATACGCTCGCCAACTACACCAATACCAGCAAGAGTGGAGGGAGCGCGGCGAGTGTAGCCTACACCACACAGCAGAGTTCAGTGACGTTATCTGGAGGCTCAAGTGCTCTTTACCTGAACAATGCCATCTCTTGCACTGACGTAGACCTGCTTTGTGATACTTCGTGGTCTGATGCTGGCGGGCTGGTGTGGCGCAAAGTTGACGCGAGTAATTTCTACGAGGTCGGCGTATACGATGCCTCTTCCTCTGGAGGCTTTACCAATCAACTCAGGCTCTATAAGGTTGCGTCTGGTACGCGTAGCCTGCTCGGAAGCGCATCAAGTATCACGTTCACACGCAGCACATTCCATCGGGTACGAGTGAGCATGCAAGGTGGACTCATCAATGTGTACTGGGATGGACAGTGTGTGCAATCCTACCTGGACACATCCCCACTTGGCGCGGGCGCATGTGGATTACGTAATGACTCTGGCATCTCAGCCTACTATCAGTTGTGGATTCAGCCATTAGGAACGAATTTAACTGGGCAGGCGCTCTCTACCAAAGTGACGATGACCACGACTGACCCGTCGCAGATGCCACAGTTGTTTGTCCTGGTCGCCTGCATGCGTGGCCCGGCGATTGCGACAGGTGCCACCATCGCGCAATTGCACCCGGTTACGAAGCCGTTCGCTGCGTACTATAGCACGGAGATAGACACACTTGTGCAGGCGTCTGGTGACTTCTACTGGTATGTGGACAAGTGGAAACAGTTACGATTCGGCCCAAGACTGGCCCGTCCTGGTGCATTCCCGATACAGTCTGTAGCAGATCCGGCAGGGGTCTATTCTGGCTATCTACTCTATCAGCCACAGGTGAGCGTGTTATCATCTGCTGACCTGTTCCGCAACGAGATGATCATTAACAACGTCAACGGACTGGTGACACCACCACCTGAAACGAAAGTGTCGGATGGTTCAACCACAAGTTGGACGATGGGTTATCCGTTGTACTCAGCACCAACGATCACCATCAATGGGCAAGGTGCAAGCGTTGGGCTGCAAGGAGTTGATAGTGGTCATCAATTCTACTGGCAACCTCAAAGCGCGAGCATCTCCTACGATAGCAGCCTCCCGAAACTACCGGCTGGTACGATCCTTGTCTTTGCCTATGTCGGATCAAGCACCGTCAACGTCATCCTCAACAATAGTGCAAGTCAGACAGCACAGGCAGCACTTGAGCAAAATAGCGGGATCGTGGCGGCTATTCAATCAGCGCTCAGCAACAACGTGCTTGGCATGACGACGGACCAGGCGACGACCTTTGGCAATGGCCTGCTAGCGAGGAACGGCAATAACAACACGATAGAGGTGGTAGGTGTAACACGCTACGGCGGGCTGGTCCCTGGCACAACGGTCCCGCTATTTCTTCCCGAATTACTTTCTACCTGGAACGCGCAACTGCCTATTGTTAAAGTCACAACAACGGCATTTCAGGGACAGAATGGGTTAATTTGGCTTTACATGGTTGATGCGACAAACGGCCCCAACTTGTCACAATGGAGTCGTGTTTGGTTCGGGAGTGGAAATGCATAAAAGGAGAATACGGAAGTGACGACTACGCTCAAAACAAGAAGTGGCACAGCAACGCTCAAGACGAGGAGTGGAGCATCCACCCTCAAGACGAGGAACTAGCACATGAGCAATTCACCGCGCTATATTGGATTTATCGATCCTCCGTACAACGTAACCATCACTGATGACAGCGGGGCTGTCATGAATCTGACCGGGTGCACTTCCAACAGTTTCACGCTGACGATGATCAATCCCTCCACCAATACTGGGAAAAGTGGTGTTGGTGCCTGGACCGTCACAAATGCCACAGCGGGGCAGGCATCTTATCAGTATGCCGCTGCTGACATGAACACGGCGGGCACCTGGCTGCTGTATACAACAGTGAAGTTACCCAGTGAACCAGGGCCGCGTGAATTGGACCCGGACACACTGGTCATTTATCCCGGCTCAGTTGGTGCGGGTGCTGCCCCTGCTGGAGTGCTGTCTACGCCTCCTGCATCTCCACTCATCATCAATGTGCGAGACTACGGCGCATATGGTGACGGTACAACGGATGATACCGCTGCTATTCAGTCGGCTATCAATGCGGCAGCAACGACGAGTGGCGCGATGTATTTACCGCCGGGAACCTATAAGCTCACAGCCTCACTCACACTCCCTGCAACACTGCTCTCTGGTTTTCGCATGACGGGCGCTGGATGGGGAACAATCCTCGCTCTTGCCAATGGAGTGAACGACTATGCCATTAAATTCCTTGAAGCGGCAAATGGTCTCAACGGAGCAGAGTTCAGCCATTTCAAAATCGATGGAAATTGCACCCATCAAACGTCTGGCGGTGGGATCGATGCCAATGGCGCAACAAATTGTCTGTTCCACAATTTGTGGATACATGCGCCGTACAACGACGGCATTCACATCCATAACGGCACGCTCACCGGCGGCTTTGGTGTCCAGTCTTTCGTGACCAACTGTCTCTTTGACGCGGGCAATACCAGCGCTGGCAATGGGCGGGCGCTATCCCTAGACTCAACAGACCAGATTATGATTATCGGCAATGATTTCAGAGAGATGGGCGGGTCATCTGGAGCGGACGCTGATTGTATCCGAGACAACAATGGTCTCAGTGCGGTTATCGGGAACATCTTTACGAGCAATAATTCTGTGTCGAATGTTGGTGGTGGAGGTATCAAAACATATAGCAATTTCTCAAGGATTATCGGCAACCAGTTTGAGAGCATTCCAGGTGGGAGCATCATTCTACTGGGAAATAAACACATCGTTTCGGGCAACCAATTCTTGAATATTGGCAAGGGTGCAGGGTCTGCAAATCAGGCATCAGGTATCTATACCAGTGCGAACAATAGCATCTTTGCAGATAACTACTTCAATACCGATGGCAGCGGCACCAACGGTACGCAAGCCTTCATCTTCATGGACAACGGCACGACTGGCAACATTGTATCTGGCAACCAGTTCGATGTGTCCAATGGTGGCTCTGGCTATCTCGTCATCAAACTTGGCACCTCCACCACAAACCAGATCCGGCGTAATGTCGGGTGGACCACCGAAAATAGCGGGACTGCCTCGATCACCAGCGGCAATACCTCGGTGACGGTGACGCATGGGCTGTCGGTGACACCAACGCTCCAACAGATTGCTATAACACCACAAACGAGCCTGGGAAGTGCTGCATTCTTCTGGGTCTCTTCACCAACATCTACACAATTTACTTTGAACGTCAATGCAAATCCTGCGCAAACTGTAACATTCTCTTGGAGGGCTGATGCAGGATTTTAGTTTTAAGGAGTAACACATTGAACAGACGTTATGGCTGGACGCCTGACAAACCGGATCAGCGAGATCATCGCTTCCCTATCCACTTATTCGACCTCGGAGGATTGCCGCCAGTGGTGGATCTGAGATCGCAGTGCCCACCTGTGTATGACCAGGGTGCCCTGGGGAGCTGTACCGCTAATGCTATTGCAGGCGCTCTTGAGTTTGACCAGATGAAACAGCAAGAGCAACAAGTCTTCACGCCTTCCCGGCTGTTCATCTACTACGATGAGCGGACGCGGGAGGGCACGGTCAATGCTGATGCAGGCGCGGCCATTCGAGACGGTATCAAGGGCGTGAATGCGCAAGGTGCCTGCCATGAGTCGCTATGGCCGTACGACATCTCACAATTCACGGTACAACCGCCTGCCCAGTGCTACCAGGATGCACTGTTACACCGCTCGCTCTCCTACCAGCGAGTCAAGCAAGATGTGACACACATGAAAGCGGCGCTGGCTGCGGGCTATGTCATCGTCTTTGGGTTTACGGTCTATGAGAGCTTTGAGAGTCCACAAGTCGCCAGTACTGGTGTGGTGCCGCTACCTGGTCTTGACGAATCAGTGCTCGGAGGTCATGCCGTGGTTGCAGTTGGCTACCGCGATGATGAACAGACGTTCATTATAAGGAATTCGTGGAGTGACCAATGGGGCGGGCCAATGCAGGGCTATTGTACGATGCCATACGCCTACCTGGGAAATCGTGGGTTAGCGAGCGACTTCTGGGTGATCCAGACGGTTCAGTAAAGGGAAACGACGATGAAAACATTACTCGACTTCAACTTCTTAGTCATCCTCAATCTGTTAGTGATCGTGCTATGGCCTGCTTCGGGCGCATATCCTGGTACACGTGCCAATGTGCTCACTGTCATTATGGTCATCTTAACGGTCATCGCTGTGGTGATCGATATTGTGTTTTTGGCAATTCGTTTGGGGTCATGAGCAGGGGAAGCGAGTAATAAAGTATGGCTCCACAAGAACAACAACCGGACATTGCCACCATGCTCTATATGATCAAGTCACTGGAGCAACAGCTTACACATGTCCAAGAGCAACTCAAGTCGTATGTACCGATTTCTTTAAACGATCTCCAACTCCAGAACATCCAGACAACGGTGAGCCGCATTGAGCGTGATGTCGTTGCAATGAAGGCCAAACAGGAGGCGATGGAGAAGGATGCGAGGGAAGCCGCTGATAAGCAGCGGGAGGCGACGGAGAAGCAGCGGGCTTCCCTCGCTGCACTGCAAATACGCTTTCTGCTTGGCTTTGCGGGCGTGGTGGTCACCATCATCTCTACGGTGATTGCGGGCTTCATCACCCATCTTCTCTGAAAGGAGGACACATGAAAGCAAAAACACTCCGAGTCGCGATGCTGACCACGCTCGGTATGAGTATCTTCCTGCTGATTGCACTGGGAGTGAGCGAGGCTATTCCGATCACCAGTGGCAACAATGACAGCGTGATCCAGCAACAGGCGACCATTCAGTTAGCACGCGATGAATTTCTGGTCAAAGATATCTTTGCACTCGCCTATAGGCCGGTAACGGTTCGTCCACAAGCAGTAAGCGAGATACAGATACAACTGCCAGCATTCCAGAAAACACAAGCAGGACTGATGAATGGTGATGCGGCGCTTGGACTGCCGGGCAATCCCTCTAGTGGAGTCAAAGCCGGGCTGTTGGATGCCCAGCCTGACTATCTGGCAATGACCACGGCTATGCAGATTATTCTGGCACATTCTGATAACACCCCTGACCCGATACAGGTGAACATCATCGCTCAGCACGAACGGCCTTACACAGCTGCGATGTATACCGTGGTGATACTGCTCCAACAAGAGGCACAGGCACGCGCCATTCAACTCCTGATTCTCAAGATGACGTTGATCGGGCTGGTGATTATCCTGGTCCTGCTGAAATATCTCCTATTCACACTGCCAGTGATCAAGCAGAAGATCGAAGAGGAGGCAGCGACCGAAGCGAAAGAGCATTCTCCGGCAACATAACACAGAACAATGTAGAACAATGCAATCACATTGTCAGTATTTGTATCTATCCCTGCCAGGTCAGGAATGGTAGGAGAGGCGCATTATGAATCAATTTAAATTACCGTCATTCGAGAGAAGTCCCTACGAACAGGACACCGCCAAAAATCCTGTTGTTTATCGTTATCCGCCGCAGTGGGACCAACAGAGTAACCGTCACAACAAAAACACAACCCCGTCTATCCCTTATTTGTTCGGATTCATCATGATCCTATTCTTTACAGGCTATGGGGCGCTCATGACGGGCTGGTTGCTCGTCAAAGCGTTCTGGCTGGCTACCCATTAGAAGTTGAGTTGGCTGCTCATTCGAGCGTTCATGGAATCAGTGAGGTGAAGCAATGAGGTTTGATTCTCTGGGATGGCTTGATATTGCACAAGGATATGACATCTCTGGAAACAGTTTTGATCGTAGCGGGGTGAAAGCTACGCACTTGGTTATTCACGGTACTGCAGGAGGCTCTGATGCTCATGGAACAATGGCCTATATGGGTGCAAATGGCGTATCCACGCATTTTGCAATCTCAACTGATGGAACAATCGTTCAGGGAGTTAACTGTAATAAAGCGGCATGGGCCAATGCACCACTCAATGCACCACGTCTCAACTTCGCGCATGCTGACATAAACCCTAACCTTTGGACTGTTAGTGTGGAATTCTGCAAGCCTGACATCACTAATCAGGTCAATATCACGGATGCACAGAAACAATCAGGTTTTGCACTCATCAAAATGATCTGTGAGACGTACGGTATTCCAAAGAAGCAGGGCGACGGCAATGGGGGTATTATCAGCCACGCAGACATCAATAGTGTAGATCGTGCCCGTTGCCCTGGCACCTTTCCGTGGAGCGATCTCATGGCATTCCTGAAAGGAGGGACACCAGTGGCACCAAACAAAAACCAGATTATAGCGGCGCAGCAAGAGTGGGGCAGCACTGCCTCTTCCTTTCCAAACAACGTCTCGCCCTCCTACACGACAGGCATTGCAGCAGCATGGAGAGACCGCTACTATCGCGGCCAGCAACTCGGCGGTCCAACGTCTGACGAAGTAACGACTGACCATGATGGCAAGAGTAGAATCGATTGGGGCGGTAATACTGTCATCTTTCAGTATTTCCGTTATGGGCATGCTGAATGGAGCAATGGAAGTTGTCGCTTCTTCGATGGACGGAGCGAGATCATCTAATCTCTGCTGTTCTTCACAGGTTTTTCATAAAGGGGGATACCATCATGCCAACCATCCCACAAGACTATCTCGGCGTCCTTGCCGTCCTTATTACCTTCTTCAGTCACAGACTCAGAACAGACAGGCTCTCAAATGGAGCGAACTCTTGGCTGGCTGGAGGGGCTATCGTGGCTATCGTGATTCTCACAGCATGGATGACCACCGGATTCACAACGGACTTGCGAGCGAATATCCTACTGTGTTGCTCTATCGCGCTCTCGCTCACTTCGGTCATCAAAGAGTTGCTGGACCTGCTGGACTACCAGGCGCAAGCATCGTCACCACTTGCACCAGAGCCGAAAGTAGTGCCACCAGTGCACGAATGAAATGGATGTTCCAAAAAGAGAGCCTGGAGCGTTCTATGGATGAGTGAAGATTCATACAAGGGTTTTTCATCCGGTCCCAACAGCGGTACTGTTGGGTTTTAGCGGGTTGGAGAAGAGGTCTATCTCGCTAGTCTCATAAATTAGAGAACGCAAGTTCAAATCTTGCACCCGCTCTATACCGTGGGGGATGTTTTCGGAAAGCAGGAAGAGGCCCCCAAGTGTGATTATCGAGTAGCACTTGCAGATACCGTGGGCTGGTCATTCCCCACGGTATTTCTGTGTTATACTGAGGTGGACGGATACACATTGAAACAACACATCCCCGCGCTGAGCATTCCGGTATTCAGCGCGGGGATGTCGCGTTCTTGTGTCGGTCTGTTATACTAGCAGCGGCATGCTAATCGAGGTGTGCCGGATCGCAACGCAATGGTAACACAGAATCAATATCGGTCTCTAAGTACAGCAAACGAGCCAGAGGTAAGTGTTCCTCTGGCTCGTTTGTGTCTATCCTGCCGATCCTACGGGGCTGTACGCCTTTCTGGTGGGAACGGATCATCAATCTCCTCATCGACAATCAGCCAATCGGATGATGATGATTGACGTCCTAACTGTTTAAGCACATCTGACCATTCCAGTAGATCAGTATGTTCGCTAAATTGTCGCGTCTTTTCACCTTTCTCATCTAAGAGAAGAAAGATCTTGAGCCGGTGAACATACCAGTCCTCAAACTTCTTAATGCCTATCTCATGGATGTAGTGAATAGAATTCACTGGCTTAAATCGTATCTTAGCGACACGACCATTTTCGATCAGTTCGCGTAACTGACTCAACAACATAATACGCGCCCTTCCACGCACCACCATATGCTATACTGATGGTGCAGAAACTAGCTGTAACTCCTCAAACAATCATCGGGCGGGACTGCCATCTCGCCCAAACCCCTTCATCACTCTCGTTTGTGCTCTCACCTCCCTTCTCTGGAACACTTGCACTATAATGCTGTCCTCTCGATTGCCGATAGAGGGTAGTAGCCTTAAAAACATATGATTACATGACGCGTGGTGTCAAGAGAACTGCTTTTATAACCATTGGCTTGATAAACGCTGATAAGCTCCCGGCTCTTCTTTTCGCAAGGACGTGTGTAGACTGATGCTCATCATATGAGGCAGGATGCACAATGGTTCGTCTAAAAGTAAAAGAGATCGCAAAACAGAAGGGGCTGAGTCAACGCAAGCTCTTTCTTCGCTCAGGCGTGGATATCAGAACACTCCAGCGTATTTGGAGAGATGAGTACACTAACATCACGCTAGACACACTTGGCAGGCTAGCGCGTGCGTTGGGTGTGGATTCTTCAGAGCTTATAGAGGGAGTAGCAGAGGTGCCAGATCATATCAGGGAGTTACCACCAGAGTAGGGAAGATCTTGACTCGCGTGCTACGATGGAGACGAGCGTACTCTTATGGTAGGGGCATACAAACATTGCTTTGCGGAAGCAGAGGTTGGAGGTTCGAGTCCTTCTCCCGGCTCCATATGCCGGGATAGCTCAACGGTAGAGCGCTTAGTTTAGCACCTGCGACTTGTACGCCAAACTCACTACAGTTTGCTATTTGTCAAGTATGTGGCACTCATCCGAGATTGAAACGATCTGGCAAAGATGCGTCTCCAGGTGGGTATTCCCGTTAGGGTGTAGCAAGAGGAGTGTTCTCACATTCGAGAACACTCCTCTTTGTTGTTGCGCGGGCTTCTATCGTGCTCGCTCTGGACGCTGCGGGCGAGGGTTGCGATTTGGCAGCGGATCACGTAACTTGCGTGGCGAACGAGGAGATTCGTACTCTTCCTCAACTTCCTCCTCTTCTTCGATCTCTTCCTCATCTTCAACCTCGATTAAATCGAGGTTTGTCTGCTCATCACCGGGATAATTGCCGTGTCCATCGCGCTGGCAAGGGTCGGATTTGCAATAGCCACAATAGGTCTTTGAGTCGAATGGATTGAAATTTAACATGATTGTTGTTCCTTTCTCGATGATCGCGCCACTCTGGCGGTCACATTACTATTCAGCGAGTGCCCTTCGCAACTCGTTAGCAAGCTCGTTCTCTTCGTTGAAGAACGCTTCAGAGAGGTAATCATCTTCAGAGCCAGCGCCACCATCAACATATTCGCTCATGTCGTCAGTGTCCAATGCTGGCAGGCGAAGCATAACGCCTGCGCTCTCATACAGGTTCCCGATCTGATTATTCCAGAGATTTTGCCATGTCCCATCCGGGAGTAGCTCAACGCTGTAACCAGATCCGCCCCATGATGCACGTGTGCTGGATATAACGCCAGATTTGAAATCATCGGATAACAGGTAACTATCCAACGTCATGGCAATCTGATGCTTGGCAGTCGCAATCATCTTATCGTGAGGTACATTTGATAGGTATTTCTCTAACGGTGTCATGTCAGTAAACCTGCTTTCTAGTAAATGCTCAATAAACACTCTTCTGGATTCGGGCTGTCGATCTAGACGTTCCAAGAGATCTTGGCGAACGTCTAAATTAATCTGTACGTAGACTCCCTTTCGTGTTCTTGGTCGGGCCATCTCATCACCTCCTCATGTCATTAATTATATACATAAATAACTATCTTGTCAACCCGTATTCCCACCAATCTCACCAGGTCGCGCGCATCTCGACTGACAAGGGCAACAAGTAGGCGAGTTGGGGGCATTGACGGGTGCGATAGACTGGGGATGCCTAAGTTTGAATATACATCGATACCTACCGGTCCTCGCAGCGGCATACTGTGAGGCTTTTTCTTGTGCTATACTGACAGTACGAGAATGCTTCTATTCCATACCCTATCTTTGCTCTCTGGGCCTCGACGCTGAGGCCCATCTCCCGCTATACCGCATACTCACGATCTGCTATGATGGCTGAGCAGGGCTGTGCATCTTCCAGAGCTTTACCCCATGCACGTCCCTGCTATGCTATACTAGGATTGAATACAAAGACCTTTTCTACAAGAACGCCACATGGGCAGGAGCGACGTGGTAGCTCCTGCCTTTTTGTTACTCTTTCGTGTTACTGTCGCAAATTTCTATCCAATCTTCAGCAAACATATAACGTCCCTTCCTACTCTCTTCAATATTCTCGGTAATCTCAACCATATATGGTCGAGCCAGTGAGATGGAAAGTGGGTGTCTCTGTGGATTCCTGATGATCTGACGGATATATCCTATACCCCCTTGGTGTCGTCCTTTTGTTACTCGGACGCGATCTCCGATATCCATGATTCTCCGTTCTGTCGTAGCGAGCAGACACCATAGGTCATCTGCTCACAACTGATACATTACACGGTTAGGATGCAACCGTAGGGGTGCCGTTGAGCACCTGGTCTAGGGTTGCACGCTTGACGCGATAAGCCCGGCGCTTGTTGGCATGTGGAAGCACAATTGCTTCTAGTGCCCCACTTTTCACCCAGCGTCTGATCGTTGTGTCATCGACCCTTAAAATCTTGGCAACCTCCGCGACAGTGAGAAGCCCGCTCTCATTCTGATTCATGTATTTCACCTTCCTTGTGTATATAGTAACGATAGTATTCAATGTACTCTCTACAACGGACATTATACTGGGTACGCACAAGTAGTACTGATGTTCACTGCTCCTTTTTCTTGACTGACTTGCCTGTCAGCGCCTCTAACAGCTTGTAGGCCGTGGAGGGTGTCATAGTGATCATCCTGCCGGTTACAGGACGCCTGATGATGAATTGCTCCAGTTCGCCGTTTGCTGGCTCGTAACTCATCGTATAGAGATGATCGGTGTACGTATGCCGCGTGCTTGGATCATCCTTCGCCTCTTGTATGATTCGCTCTAGGACCGCCATTTGATCTAGTGAGAAGTCGAATTGTGTTTGTTGGATGAGAAAGGTATAGTCTTCTCCAATCTCAACAGAATGCTCGGTAGTAGGCGTGCGTGTTAAGAGTCGTTTCATAACAAATTCCTTTCTGGAAACCTCGTGCATTCATGTCAGGGAGGCGCATAAAGTTGCCCGAAGGCAGAGCGTTTTTGATGGGAACGCTCTAAACCCCACTACTCAGCGTTGCTGCTTTGTAGGTAAAGTGGGCCTCGACAAGGTTAGCGAGCGGTACTTTCTCCTGAGCACTGACTTAACCCTCGTACATCTGTTTAACTCAGGAGTTCTAGGGCTTCAGGCTGGCCGCGCACCCAAAGGTAGGAACTCAAACGCTTCTCGCTAACGTAGTTTGAACTTGGCTGATTGTATCCAGGCAATACGTTCAAACTGAGTCTGGTCAGGTGAGCTTGTAACAGCCTGAGCCAAAGCGCTCAACAGTTTGCAAGCCCCTGGTTTTTAAACCAGAGGGTCCCTGACGCTATACCTCTACAAATGTCCTTCCGATACGATCCATCACCTGCTTCAATGCCGATTCATGGTCACCCAGCCAGTAGAACACGGGTTGCACCATGCCCATAAACTTCTCGCGCCTCACGTCCGGGTCTGACTCCTGCACAATAGTCTCAAGGCATTGTGCCGTGTGCTCAAGGTAACGTACCAAATCTTCTGTACTCATACCTTCACCTCCTGCTTGATGTAATCCTGCACATTCAGACCTGCCCACAGAGCGAGGGTTGCCATTGTATGAACACTCATAGCGTGCGTGCCTTGCCCTCTCTGCCAGCGCTTGCGTCTGCTCTCCGAAGCAACCCCGTACACGCCTGTTTGGTGATGCACGCCAAACCACGTGAGGTTGCGTGACTGTCGCACCTGGTCTAGTACTGCCATAAATTGGACAATATCAAAATAGCCATTGATCATAACTGTCTCCAATGGTGCACCCCACCGGAGCAAGGTGCAACCGTTTGCTTGCTAGAATATCGCGCTGTCCAGGTCTCCTAATTCGTCCCCATCATCGTTGCTCTGGGCTGAGGTTGGCGGCGTCGCACGTCCCTCTGCCATCGCTTTAAGCAGGGCGAGTTGCCCCTCTGCTCGCTGTTTAGCAAGCGGGCGATCCGGGAGGATGTAGCCGATACGAGCACAGGCAGATTGCAATTTGAGGTTGTAGCCAGTGAAACCAGCAGGACGGAAATACGGTACTGCCGTCTGCATCAAGCAATCGCCAATCATGTGCACTGGCTTCAATCCATAGAACTGTGCGTTCTCGTACAATCTCTCTTGCAAGAAGTCGAAACCATAGGCCAGCACAAACTGACCTCTGAGCGCTTCACGGATATCAGTCCATGATTCTTGTAGTGTTCGTGCCTGTCTCATCTCTTCCTGTGTGATCCCAGTCCATTCTGTGTTCGGGCTATCGGGATGACGCACCGAATACACGCGCATGCTGTTGATGGTGAAACCATGCTTGTCCAACGTCAAGAGGCGGATAATATCTGCATCCTTCTTGACGCTCGTCGTGTCTACTACGGCAAACACGAGGTTCGGGAACTCTAGCAGGGCTTGTGCCCATTGTTGAATGTCATTGGTCATTGCTTCGTCCTTTCAACTCCTGTAGCAGTTGCTCAGCATTGTCATCCATGTCAGCGACAATCTCGCACGCCGCGCATGAGGGAATACCGCCAATCGTGGAAGGCTCACCAAAGAACTCATTACCGATAAAGTTATAGTGTTCTGGCTCAACCATCAGTGTGCAAAATGGACACAATCGAGCGAGCCACTCAAAGAACACTACAAGGTGACCACCTACACACCAATGACACACATGTTCACCACTGCCATCATTCGCGCTTGAGCAGAGTTGCCTGCCGGGATACGTGCCACCGCAGGCGACACATCGCCCAGCACAACTATCTGCCCATGTGCCCTGTAGTTCTATTGCCATTGCTAAACCTCTTCCAGCCAACGAATAACCTTACCATTAGCCTGAGCATAGGCTATTTCGCGCTTCGTGGACTGACCAATATATCCATCGACATTAATCACAAGCACTTCATCGCACAGATCAATCTTACGTAAGTGCAACTCGTCCAGACGTTCTTTATCCGCTGGCGTTAAGACACCCGCCAGAAGTAAATCAGTGTCACTTTTGAAGTCACATCCTACGGACAAGACAATATTGCCCGCCAGAGTTTCATGCAAGTTGGCGGCGTGGTATGCGTCTGTGAACCGCGTGCTACCACATAAGCACACGATAGTAGGGCGTGCCCTCTGATCGTTTAGCCCACAGGCCAGGGCATTGTAGAAATCGTGCATGTAGGGAGCGTCTTCCCATGCTATATTCTCCAGCCCTGACTTCACAAATTCAATCATCGAAATGTTGTAGATCTCTTTTCCAGTAATCATAATAGCTCTTCCATTCACAACAGCCCTACACTGCGAGAATTCGGGCTGTTCCTTTTGACTGCCAGCGCTACGTTTTTCTCTTCCAAAATTACTGTCAACGCTACGAAATCGATTTCCCTATCATTCTAGAGCGAAGGTGCGGACGAGTTCACCACAACTCGTCCGCACGACGCGGCTCACGATGCCTTTTTACTGGTGTCCGCTGCTTTCCGCTCTTCCTTGACGAGATCGCCATTGATGCGTGCAATCTGGAATGTGTCCAGGTCAGGGTCAGCAACGTCTTTGCTCAGGAGATAGACTTTGTATCTGGTCCAGCGCTCCTCAAAATCTCCATCCTTGACGTTGTAGGCTTTCCCCCAGCGTGTTCTGAGTTTATTTACCTCGGAGATCGGGGCTGTATTGCCATCAGTTGCCGCTGCCTCGTTCGGTGGCTGTGAATCGACTGGGCTGTCTACAATGCGGTGACCTTCAGAGAGTTCATCGCCAGTAAATTGTGTGCCGAAGCCTAGTGCAGCCAGGGCACGCCCGATAGAGCCAGTCTCCGCCTTTTCGATGAAATCAGGGAAGTCAGCCGCGCTCTCGGACTTCGTGCCCGTTGCTCTGCCACCTTCACCATTGGTGGCAACTGTACGGAAACGAGCATAGCCTTTAGCCTGCTTGATCACCTTCTCGCTACGGCGTTTCTCTGCATTCCACACATAGGCTTCAGCTTCAACTATGCGGTCAAGATCAACCTCCACCTCTTCGGTATCGATGGTGCCGTTGGGATACTTGGATCGAAACCAGACGAGTCGCCACTTCACTTCTAAGTAATCTTGTGAGCCTTGCTTACTCTTCAATTGTGTTAAATGATCTGATGGATCGAATGACATACGAATATCCTCCTGTAAAACGAGATAATCAATTTGGGAACCTATCGCCTGGTTGGTCACCTCCACCAACATGTCCAGATTGCACGGGATCAGGCGGCGACGCGGACGCTATCTAAACCTGCGACTCAGGCATCGATCACAAGCACAACTATAGGGATGGCTACCAGCGTAGCGTGTACCTTTCTCTTCATAGCCACGTCGGTCGGTCTCTTCCTGCTGGCTATACTCTAGCGACCTTACACGTGATTGCAGATCAAAGATCTCATTACGCAAGTCTTGGACCGATGTCTTGAGGTTCTGGATCGTCGCGAGCAGTCCCACGACATCCACTTTACTGGCGATCTTTGCGCGAACAATACTATTCTTCATAATGTGCTCCTTTGCCGGTATGGTGACGGCCCCGGCTGGCCCTCGATTTATAGATAAAATCCAATTGCTCTATTCTGTCGAAAGATCCAACTCTCTACGTTGTACGCTCGCCTCGTCGCCTCACTCCTACCCATGTCGTACACCTGCACGTACGCGCTAATCGCCTCCTCTACCATGCTCCTCGACACTGTGCAACGTGTCCGGCTCGATCCATGTGCCCGTCCAATCGGGCCAGCCATCCGGGACGAACCACACGCTCTCATCGATAGGCGGCGTCTCGACAGCACTGGATGGGGGTAGTATTCCCACGCTGCCAGTGATCCCACCAGCAACGACAGTAGCAGCAGTGTCCACATAGCGCATCTCGCTCCCTCCTTGCCGGGATGTCTCAGCATCCCGGCGTCTCGTCAATCTACGACGCTAACTCTTGCGCCGCTTTGATGGTTGCCAAACTTGCGGCCATTTCTTTGCGGGCTGCACGGTCATTGGCTTTTTGGCGCTTCGTCGCTGTCTTCCACTCTTCCTTTGTGTGAGGAGGTTCGACAACACCAACCTGATTGGAAACAGCGGCCAAATAGCGTTGTAGTTCCTGCTCGGCCACTTGCCTAACAGGATCAGGCATGGCAACGACCTTCTTTGATTGCAGCACCTGCTGAACTTTTTGCTGCTCTCGACGCACGCGCTCCAACCCGTTTGCACGCAGCATGTGTTTGCAAGGTGTGCCAGGGTGAAAGTGACGTACTGGGCATTTCTCGCCATCAGGCTGGAGGCAACAGATTGCGCGGCCATTGTTCATCTGAACGGTGTAGTAGGTGGTATCATCGCTGCTGAGGATGCGGTACTCAACGCGGTTCTGCTGTTTCGTCAGGACGAGACGGATGTAAGATACTTTGGTGCTTATCTGTAGTGTCTTCATGGTGCTTCCAACCTTCTAGTAGTCGATTGATTTATCATCACTTCATGTCTATAGTTTACCATGCCGAAGGAAATTATGCAAGTGTTTTGAGCACGAATTCAGGGGAATTTTGCAACTCTCTCAAAATTGGTGCACATGGTATAATGATCGAGCTATCGTGTATTTTTGGCATGAGGTTCATAAGAACGTATTTTCGATTTCATTACACAAGAAGGGGGATTATCCATGCAGAATCGACGTAAAACGTCATTGTGGGAGCGGGCTGGAACCGTCGTCATTTTCGTGCTCGCTCTTGCCATTGGCATCACTATCTCCGATATCTACTATCCACAGACCATCAACGGACTCTTCTTTGGCATGGCACCATCATGCTCCATCGGCGTAGGCAGTGCTACCGTGACCGTCAAAGGGTGGCACAATGATTGTCAACAGATGGAGGCCGGAGGAAATAACAATTTTACCGGGATCGATTGGTCAAAGTATCGAGCCTATGCAGCATCCGAGGCCAATGGAACGGTCCAGTGTGAGTTTGACCTGGGTGGGAGGCATATCTCCATAAGAGATAGCGGTATGTCGAATACTGGCAGCGAGATCTGCGTAATCATGCGAGGACCATAAGAGCAAATGAACTTTGATATTTTCACTATCCGCCAATGGCGCGAAGGTTACACACTTGAAGTCAAGATCGCTAGACCTCGCAACGCACCACGCCACAAGCACACGGAGGCTGACATGAAACGCATCATTGCAGCCAGTAGGAAGGACCAGGAACTAGCCTCGCGCATGTTTGGCTCTCTGGAGGAAGTATTCGAGGAAATCAAGCGACTTCAGTTTCCTTTGTTGGAAACTGAATCACAGTGATGTTACTTTTGCGGCCAATCTGTCATTATTTTAGTAGAGCGCTCTCATTACCTAGCTTCAGCAAACGTAACAGCAAAGCACCGGCTTTACAAGCATAAAGCCGGTGCTTTGTATTGTTAGCTTGTATAACAGGTAGTTTTGATACACTGTGTATATTTATCAAGATTATATAAGATTTATATTGACAGTCGTGAAAGCACATATGTTATTCTTAAAAGTGGCATCTCTCTTCCACATCACAAAGGGATATCTTGATCTCATTGGCATAGATTTCTGGGGAGATGCCCGATGTACTAAAATCTCCTTCGTTTCCCCTTGCACAATTGCTCACGGCATAGTAAAATAATAGGGTAACATCAATCATGAAGGAGACCTATCTATGCCAATAGAGATCAACGGGGTAAAACTTTATGGCCCTGCTGAGACTGCGAAAATCCTGGGAACCGATGTCAATATGTTGCGTTATTATCGCAACGTCGGATACATCGAGGGGACGGTCATGGCGACAGCGACTTACTACACAATGGAACAGATTGAAGCTGGACGAAAAGTCATCGCAGCACCGAAAAAACGAGGGCCAAAGAATCGGAACAAGCGGGATGAAGAGGACACCACCTCATCGGTGACGTATCCGTCTTCTTCCTACAGCGCGGCGGCACTGGGAGCGACGGCGTGAGTGCGATGCGTGCGACCAATGGCACGCAAATGCTTTTCAACGCTGTAGAGTTCCGGCGCTGGCAGATCGCTTCCGGGTGGCAGTCCGGTAAGCAGATCGGCGTCCTTTTTCAAGAGGCGATACAAGAGGCCAATAAACTGACCCGCGATCCGTCCGATCACGCGGGTTTTGCCGACGTATTCACCACGTTTGACATCGAAGGGGCACATACGGGCGACCAGAGGGTCGTAAATGGCCTTCCACGCTGCGTCATACGTGACCATGTTGATGACAGACATGTAGATAGCAGATCTGGCCTGCTTGTTTCCGGCCCTGTCCCGTTTGCTAGAGTCAAAGGTCGTGCCAGTCTGGCTATGCCTGATGCCCCAGCCGAGAGACAGTCGAAGCTTACCGATGGTGGCAAAATTGGCAATATTACCGATAGCCGCAAGCAATACGGCAGCGGTCACAGGTCCGACACCGGTAAAGGACAACAAGATCTGTCCTTCTCGACTGTTTGCCAGGATATCGGTAATCTCGCTTTCCAGACGGCTGATATGTGTCTGATGCAAGCGCCATTCAGCGATCAACTGTTCTTGCTCAATGAGCAACGAGCGGCGGCGGCTGATATCCTTTGTGCCAATAGTGACGCGGGACAGTTCCTGCAACTGTGCGAGGCCGCCACGCGATGGATAGCGCCACTGACGAGCTGCGCACAGATCATCGAGACTGGCACGGGCAACATCTTGAGGCGTGGGGAATTTCTCACGGATCGCCAGGGCTGCAAGCGTGTTCGGCTTTTTGAAGACTTGCGTGAATTCGGGGAACAGTTCATCGCAAATCGCAGTGAGCTTATTTTCTCGTCTGACGGTCTCCCTGGTCAATTCGCTGTGGTGTTTGACCAGGCCGCGCAACATAGTGGCGACTGGACTGGGCGGGAGAAGTCGGTGCACTCTCTCTTGTTCATCAGTCACCGGGGCGCGGCGCTCTATCTGGTTATAGAGTCGCAATCCAAGAGCCTGAGCATCACGTCTATCGCTTTTCTCTTGCCCATATCGCTTCATGGCCTGGATGCGATACAAGGTGACGCCGTGCTCTTGAAGGAATTGTTCCAATGCTGCTCCATAGTGTCCTGTTCGCTCCATGAGGACGTGAGCATTCTTGAGACGACTCACATGGATCTTGATGGCATGCAGGAGCTTCTCGAAGCCTTCCCGGCTGTTGGAGAATGCGAAGGCAGGGCAGCGGCTAAAAACCTTGTGGTGGTCCAGTAGAGGGGTAGAGATGAGACCTGCATAGTGGCCGGTCTTGCCGATATCTACGCCGACGTAGATTGTATCAACCATATCGACTCATCCTTTCAAACTGTAGAGGAGGAAGAGGGACAGACGGAGCGGAAGCGAGGCCAATCACCGATGAGGTCTGATGACCAAACGTATATAAGGCATTTCGCTGATCCGCGTGCCAATCACGTTCAAGGTCTTGGGACCAATTGTAGTAACGGCATGTTCCGATCTGTGCTGACGTGTTGCAAGCACGACCGCTTTCCCTCTGGTTCCAAGTATAGGATTACTTGGAACCGGTAATCCAGTGGCAAACGCTCTAACGGCATTAAGATTGTATAAACGTTCTGTGGCAATTGGTAGGCTATACGATAGCAAGCAGGCAGTATATTGTAGAAACGTCTCGTAGTGTGTTATTGTAGGGGAGTAGCTTCTCTGAAAAAGGGCAAAAAAATTGATAGGAGAAGCTACCGTCTTTTTTATCTTTGGTTGGAAGCAAAATCGACCTGAACACATTCTCGCTATCGCGTACTATCATAACATATTCTCTTGCCCTCATCTAGTGGATGAGTACAGGCAAGAGGCAATGATGAGACGCGTGGGGAGATGAAGGGGAATAGTTATATGAGTACGAATGAATGGTATACCAGGCCAGTGTATATTGAAGCCGCACGTAAAGTTATGGGGACAATTGAACTTGATCCCGCCTCCTGTGCTGCAGCGAACGCAATTGTAAAAGCTGAACGGTACTTCACCAAAGAGCAAAATGGACTCCTCCAGCATTGGTGCGCTCGTTCGCTCTGGCTCAACCCTCCCTATGGCAGATCAGCAAAGATGCAAGGGCATCATCTGAGCACCATCAAGTTATTTGTCGATAAATGCCTTGATGCCTATACCTGTGGAGATGTAGAGCAGGCGATCATCCTGGCAACCACTGAGGTCAATGCGAAATGGTTTTATCCACTCTGGCAATATCCGCTATGTATTCCCGATCATCGCGTCAACTTTATTGTTCCTGAGCAGCAAAAGAATAAGTATAGTCAGATGTTTGGCACATGCTTCGCCTATCTTGGACCCAACATGGACACGTTTGTGGAGGTGTTCAGCGAATTTGGGCGCATCGTGCAAGCCATCGACACACCTAAGCCTCGACCAACCATCCACACTCTATGGGCAGGAAGCGAGGTGGTAGCATGAAATTTGACGGATTTATCACTCCAACAAAAAATTGGTTCCCCATGCCGAATAACTGGACTGACATCACTGCTGAAATTAAAAGCTTAGCAGAGCTAAAGGTAGTAGAGTACGTGATGCGACATACCTGGGGCTATCACGAATATGGCATCAAAAAAACTATTACTACTGACGAATTCATGCATGGTAGACTGCGCAGTGATGGTTCTCGGATGGACAAAGGGACAGGGCTAAGTAACCGTAGCGTGATCGATGGGCTAAGGGCTGCGGAAGAACACGGCTATTTAGTGAGCGAGATAGACACAACTGATCTGGCGAGACAAGTGAAATCGTATGCACCTAACATGGCCGAGTCAGATGTGAAGAATCTTCATAGCCAACAAGATGATATTTTAGATGTGAAGAATCTTCATAGCAGGTGTGAAACATCTTCATATCAAGCTGAAGAAACTTCACAGCAGCGTGTAGAATCTTCACACCGATCAGAGAAAGAAACTATAGAAAGAAACTATAGAAAGAAACCTAAGAAAGAAAAGAGTGGTGACGACGCTAACGCATCGCACCGCGCCACACAAAACTCTCATGTTTCTCATAATGCAGAGGAGAAGTTGCCAGATGACGACACTACTGTGGATGATCGTAGGGGGAGTATATCTCTCGTATCTCGCGGGGATAGCGACGGGGATACTCGCCGTGTACCTGCCCATCACATACAAGCAGACAGTAATTCCTATAGCCCAACAAGACAGCCACAACGAGGAGGGATAGATGGACCCGCAACAATTCACGGAGATCTGCATCATGGTAGTGCTGTGTTGCATAGCGTGGCTCCTGAGATTACTACATCAAACGCTCCTCTTGATCCTCAGCGAACTGCAACAACTCAACAACAAGTTGCACCCACGGTAAGCACATCTGTTCGAGGTGTTACACAAGCATCTGATGCCACGACAACCGGGGGAAAGGGGGATGCATCCACGAAGCCAGCACGCAAGCCCACCAAAGCACAACTTCTTGCCTCCAAGAAAGAGCGCATTGATAAGGTGTACAAGGCGTTCAACGAGTTAGGGCAGGAAGTCACGGGCAACCCCGACTTCCACTATAGCCAATTTAAAAAGACCACTGATGTGATTGCTGAATGGCTTGATCAGCAACCAACGCCACAACTCCTGCGCACCATTTATCTGGAGATGGCCCACGCGCAACCGGACCCTCGTTCTGGCTTTTCCTGGTCTGACCATTTGAGCATTGAGTCAGTGATCCGGCAATGTGACAGGCGTGCTCTTGCGATCCAGATTAAGCAGAATCGCCCAGCGCCTGTAGTACCGCAGCCATCTGACGGCCCACGCTATGCGAAGCTTCCTATCCCCTCCAAGCAAGAGTTGGAGCGTACGCCGATCAGTGCCAGTTATGCAAAATTGCCAGTGCCGCCAATGGCTATGGGAGGTGTACGATGAACGAAAAGAATATCCCTTTTAGTATTGAGGCAGAGTGCGGCGTGTTGGGGAGCATTCTCATTGATCCAATGGCACTCGATGAAGTCATGGACCGATTGCGTGCAGAAGACTTCTATCGTGATACACACCGTCTCATCTACACAACGATGGTGGACCTGGCACGTCGGCGTATCACGCCTGATTCCCTCACGCTCTGCGATGAGTTAGAACGTCTAGGGCATTTAGAGCACGTGGAGCGCTCTTTCATCAACAGACTGATCAACGAGGTGCCTACCTCTGGCAACATCTTGCACTATGCCGCTATCGTGAGCAGGAAGGCCATCTCTCGACGCCTCATTCATGCCGCTGGGCAAATTGCGGCCTTTGGCTATGCAGAGGATGAGCACGCGCTAGAAGAGGCTGAGAAGTTGCTTATGGCAGTCGGTGGACAAGTAACAGGGGCTGATTTCTCGTTTGCGCCAGAACTGATTGACAGCAGTCTCAATACTCTTATGGCGATCTATAGCGGGAAGAAGTCTCTACGCGGGGTTCCGACCGGATTCCGAGGCATTGACTACTATCTAGGTGGCATGCAGAAATCAGACCTCATCATCCTGGCTGCTCGCCCCTCTGTCGGCAAGAGTAGTTATATGCTCTCTGTCGCGTTCCACGCGGCATTTGTGGCGAATATGAAAGTCGGGATCTTCTCACTGGAGATGAGCAAAGATCAATTGATGTTGCGCCTGATCTCCTACGAGACACATATCGATTTGTACCGGTTGCGCAATGGCTACATCCAGGATGACGAATGGGAAAGGATCTTTGCGGCACGTGATCGCCTTTCCTCTGCCAATCTTGCTATCGATGACACAGGTGGCATCACGCTTTCAGCATTACGCAATAAGGCGCGACGGCTCAAAGCTACGCGGGGCGTTGATCTCATCATTGTGGACTACCTACAACTCATGCATGCAGATACAGGCAATCGAGACCACAATCGTGAGCGCGAGGTAGCAGAAATTAGCGGCGGACTCAAAGAGCTTGCTAAGGAGTTGGATGTGCCAGTGCTGGCCCTGGCTCAACTCTCCAGGGCTGTTGAGGGACGGCAGAACAAGAAACCCCAACTCTCAGATTTACGCGAGTCGGGCGCAATTGAGAATGATGCTGACATTGTGCAATTCATCTATCGAGAGGAACTGTACTTCCCTGACACCGAGCGCAAGGGCATTGCTGAGATCATCATCGGCAAGCACCGCAATGGCCCTGTGGGTAGTGTAGACCTGCACTTCAATGCAAGTGAGACCCGCTTCGAGGAGATCTATGTCGAGGGAGGTGCATCATGACCCACAAGCAGATCATGGCCTGGGGCGAGCAGTGGCACTATCTCTTTTTGCAGATTGGACTGGAGGCCACACCACCAACGTCAGAGGTGCTCAGACATGGGCGCGAACACTATGAGGCCCTGCGCCATGATGCAAAGAGGAGACGACTCACAGCACGTCGGATTGAGTACCTGATGACCTACCGAACACGCGTGCAGGTGAGCGAGGCCATAGAGCGAGTTGATGAGGCTCTCTCGCAAACGAAACAAACGAAACATATACATCAGATGGAAGAAGAAAGGATACCACAACTATGACCACAATCGACAAACGGAGAACAGGCGGCTTTGCGTCCATGCCACTAGAGCAACGGCGCGAGATCGCCAGTCGTGGTGGCAAGAAGTGCCAGGAGAGCGGCAAAGCCTACCGCTGGACCACAGAGCAGGCACGGGAAGCTGGGCGTAAGGGTGGCTCGAAATCGCGCAAGGGAGGGCAACAAGCATGAGCTATGGACAACAGCAGAGCGATGATGAGCATTTACGTCACCTCCTCGATAGCATCCTGTATGAATATGAAGCCAACGTCAATGGTGGCACGTTTCTACGGCTCGATGAGAACGCTGATTCGCTCGTCCCGGTCGTGGTATATCTTTGCGGCAATTGCCATAAGGAGCATCGTATCATGGTCCATTTTGTGACGGTTCCCCTTGATGATGCCATTGTGCCAACGCGGTCAGCAGA